GCGGGCCTTCCGGGGTGCGTCATGTATGCGAAACGCACCGTATTTGATCTGGTGCTTCCCCGTCTCATGGCGGATGATCCTGTAACAAAGACAGAATGTCTCTTTTTAATACTCTGTATAATTTTTTTTGCAAAAGAAAAGTCCCCGCATCTCTGCAAGGACTCTTCCAAAGGAGAAAATCTTATGATGAACGAAGCGGAACATCACGGAATCGAACCGGAACCCAGGGCGCGACCCTGTCCATCTGCCATTGATGGTATGCTCCACATATACCGGATCGTCTCCGGTATTGCCCTTATTGATTTTGAAAGGTCTGTTAAGGGAGAACTTTTAGACCTTGCCGAAAAAGCGTGTCAGGGTTGTGTTTTATTGATACACTTTTTACAGTACTATTATAGCACACTTGACAAAATAAGTCTTGCGGTTAGTTGCTGACTTTTAAAAATCTTTCTTCAAATTCTTGCAGTGCTTCCCCATGAAGGTGACATGTCCAGTAATATGACTTATCAAGATCTCCCGCGATCGTCTCTAATGACTGATACTGCACATATTTTCTGAACAGTATATCCACATACTCCACCTTTGAAAGCTGCTGTATCTGCCCGATCCGTTCATGTCTCATATCGTGCCACTGGTCTATCTCGTCGTTAATCTCTCGCTGCATGTCAGTTATCCGGTCTGATATCCGAGTAAAACCCGATCCATCAGGCGAAGTCTGAACCCGTTCCGCAGAATAATCCGTACCGCCTACATATGTACGGCTTCCCTTAAGGGTCTCATACTCGATCTGTTTCTGGTCGATGGCCACATCTATTTTTTTGATTTCTTTCAAATACTCCTTAGCTGTCATTCCCTATCCTTCCCTTCTTCTATCCAAAAGTTTTGACCGCCGAAACAGTTGTGATGTCACAACTATGTCCCGCCTTTCCTCTCCTCTTTCTCATACCTCTCCTTCAAGATCTGAATCATATCACTTATCATGTGACTACAGATATCACAATGGTACTTCTTGATCAGCTCCCGGCCTTCTTCTACAATTTCATCCCATTCCGGTGATTGTCTGGTAAGCAGCACGTTCTTCCACTTGTTCCAGAAGACGTTATACGTTTGCCAGAATATTTCTTTCATCTGTTCATTGTTCATAATTCACCTCAGTCAAACGGCAGCTGTTCATCAAGCGGCACGCTCTCAAAATCATTCCTGATATATTCTCCAATCTTCTCAGTCCATGTATACGTTTTTGTCTCTCCCGGACTGTTTCTCAACCGCTTCGTGCTCTGCTCAAAATACAACGGGACAAATTCGTCCTGGACGCCGCCATCACGATCCTTACAAATTTCTATGACATTGCTGCACTGGTACAGGGGATCATCTGCTTTCCACTTAAACATTTCCTTCGATAGCCTTTTAAAGTCCTCATTCACCCGGTGAAGAATAAATGCATTATCAACACGGTTCACAATATCATTGCTTCCTGACACATCGTCCAGGCGCAGGAAACCGGTTGACTTTCTGGGATGGGCTACAAAGAGAATATGTATATTCGCCTGCTTCGCATAGTCCTCCAGGCTCTCCACAAAATGGCTCTGCTGTTGGTACTTGTCCGATCCCATCTCCATAAGGTTTAATGCCATCATATTATCCAATATTACCAGATCGACCTTGTGCTCCGTTACACACTTCCTGATCTGGGTCATAATCAACCCAAAGTTATTCCCATAGTAGTTGTTATAAACCCAAACCTTTTCATCAAGCCATTTGGATATGATCTCATCATACGGACTTCTAACAACGTAATAGTAATCATACTGTGTCTGGCTCACATACTGCTTTCCGGCCGCCTGCAAGAGCAGCCATTTTAAAAGATTCTTCGGCTTTAACTCTCCGCTGAATAGTGCTGTCCGGTATCCCTGCTCTGCGGCCTCGATCGTAAGCTGAGATATAACACTGCTTTTTCCGGCTGCCCGCAGGCCACTGAGACAACTCACAAATCCTTTTTTCAAACCGCGCATCTTTTCATCTATCGTATCGATCCCGGTTTTGATAAATTCCTCTGGCGGTTCTTCAAGAAGCCGGATCTGTTCTGTTGTAAAAAACACCGGCTGCCCTTCTACGATCTTAACCTCTTCCTTTTTCTCAACCACATAATTCGGATTTCGATAATTGGGATGGCGCTGATCCGGAACGTACTGCCGGTCATAGGCATCTGGCTCATAAAGTCTTCTGACGTCCTGCCATGTCTTATCGGAACACGAATTATGAAAGCAGTGAAATCCTATAGCTCCGTTGGCCGCCTTAAAAATACAGGCATCTTTCCCAGTATGGTTATCATCAAATGGACACTTTTCCAGTATATACTTTGTCCCGCTGCCATAGCTGGCCTTCGTGTATCTCAGCCCGTAATGATCGAGCCATTCATCGAGATCGAACTGGCGCGGGTTATAGTTGTTATACCGCTGCGGTTTCTCCGGTTCCGGCAGGTATCCAGCCAGTTTTACCAGAAGCATCTTCTTATTCTGGACCGGCTTCTCTGGAGACCGGATGATATAGCTGGGCCGGTGCGGCCGTTCGGGAGTGTTTGCGCCTTTCTGAGCCACAGTCCCGTACAGCTTGCATACTCTGGCCGGATTAAAATTCGCCGTATCGATCTTTACGGCATCATCAGAAAAGAACATATCGAGTACCGTCAAACAGTTTTTCATCAGTGCTTTATTTTCATCATTTGTTGACAGAGCTACGCTGTATAAAAGATGTACGCCGTTCCCGCTGAATCCCACAAGCGGCTCCTCGAACCCTGTCTTTTTCATATAGGCATAGACTTCATTTGCCTTCAGCTTCGCCTTTTTAATCTGTTCATTGCTTGCCGATGTTCCCGCAGCTCTCACCGGGTCAATATCCACCATTAACCAGTCATATAAAGTAATATCGGTATCTGAGGTAGTCGGCTTCCCATTCTGGATAAACTGGTCTCTCTGCTGTCTGGAATAACATTCGTCTTTTATGCTGTTTAACGTGATGTACACGTTACAGGTTGCTGCAAGGTTCAGTCGTTTCAGTTCATTTATGAGAGTATCAGCAGTTGTGAAGTACCCGGTTGCATTTCCTCTGCCGGATATCACCCTAACCTCGAACAATGCATTTCCTGGCTTCATAACTGTAATGGCTTTTCTTACTTCTGTTTCGTTAAAATTCATTCAAGTTCCCTTCCATCCGCTGTTATTAAAAGTTTCGGCTGCATCTGTATAAAACCAATACCATTACTCCAGACGCCCAGTTTCTTTAAAACTTCCTCGTCCTGTCTGCTTAGCCGGAAGAAATTGTTGTAGAGTCGCTCAAATTCCTTCATACACAAAACCACTCTCTCACTGCTTTCAAGCATTTCGCGGACATACTCTTCCGTGAGTGTCTGAACGGCATATTGCGCAGGCGCATTTAATTCCTCAAACGATGCATTCTTTAACAATTTCTGCCATTCAATGGACCAGTCTGGTACTACTATCTTCCGGCTGATATTTCGGATATCGGCAATCGCAGGCGGGTACGGACTTTCCCGTATGTATGCTGAAACCGCTGCTGAAGCTACCGCGTAATCTAAGTCCTTCAGCATTTCATACCATGTCCTGATGCCTTCGTCATTTTCAAATGCCTTTAACGCCGGGAACGCTGCTTTCAGTGTTATTGCTATATTTTTAAATTCCTCGTATTTCATTTTTGATCTCCTCCAATTTTTTCTTCCAGTTTATTCAGCCTGTCCGCCGTATCATATAAATCATTGCCTGTCTTTCCCTGTCCTCTGCGGTTCTGGGTATAAAGCGTCTCAAATTTCTCGCGGAATTTCTTTGTACTACGGATATTCGTTTTCCAAAAGCTGTCGTGCGTTGCAAAATACAGGGTCTGTTTTATTTCACTCTCACTTAAATGATCCAGCCGTTTCATTTTCTCAATCTCAGAGGCCCACTTTCTTTTCTTCTCCAGCGTGTCAGGGACCTTTGCTTTCGGAAAAGTTTCAAGGCATGATGCAATCAGATATTCTACGCATTGCATTTCAAAACTGTCAAAATCATAGTTATTAGAGAACGGAGAAGTTGACCCGCCAGGGGCAACGACTACTTCTTTCTCTATCTCTAACTCTTTCTCTTTCTCTAACTCTTTCTCTTGTCGGACAACGTCCACTCCAGGAAGGACATTGTCCGCACCTTGTCCTATTTTAGCCCTGTAATTCCTCTTTTTTTCCGCCCATTTTGTCTCACTTCCGGTCATATTTTCAACTTCGACCATGAATATAGTTTTATCATCCATGATCTCTATCATCTGCAGATTTGTAAAAACTCCAATAGCTGCCCTGACGATATCTATATTGGTATTAGTGATGGTGGAAAGCATATTTTCATCATATGGAATAGCATCAGAAAACCGCAGCATACCGTCATGGGATACGCTTTCGACAAGTAATTTTAAGTAAAACAGGATATAATCTTTCCCGTTTGGCATGGCTCTATAATCCTGATATCATGCCTTTTAAAGAAATTCTTATCCAGCTTTAACCAATAATATTTCTTCTCCTGTTCTGCCATAGTGTCACTCCTGCAAGCCAAATAATCCGTCATCACCATACATTACATTTTGTAAGTGGTGATCCCCGTCATGTTCTCCACATACTCTGCACGCAAAGCCCCCTGACGAATTCATAAAATAGTATCTTCTGCATGCAGCACACTCACACAGCCATGCGTCCGGTCCACTAAAGCGCTTACCTTCTTCAATTATGCTAAATTTCCCCTGTGCGCCACCGAGAATAATCGTTTTACCCGAGTCATTTGCCAGTTTCTGTATATTTATATATTTTCTCCCCGGGCGTCCCAGATCAGCAAGCATGTAGGCGTCCTGATCAGGAAGGTAAAAATCTGCTGCCCCATCAACCATACCGTCTCTCCCGCTCTCCGGGCAGTATACCCACGCCATATTATTATCTTCAAAAAATTTAGCCCACAGATAGCAGGTAAGATAATACATTCCATAAGTTTGTAACTGTAAAATTTTCTCTAACTTTTGAGGGTTCATAAATCTCCTTTCCGGAGGCGGCTACTCACCGCCCCCTACAGCATACCAATGGCATATAACGTCGTGACACATTAGTCCTTTGGCATAAACATAAATGAGTAACTATGTAAAAGGTCTTTGCCTGTTACATCATGATTAATGGTTGTAAATCCGAACCATTGAATAAGCTTCTAAAAAGCCGTTACAGCGCCTGTATTCCATGATTCTGTGCGTTTTATACGCCTTATGCATGGATTGTTCCGTACGGTACATCAAAAGAGCGTAGCGGCCTCTGTAGCGGTTTCTGGCAATTGCGACATGCCAGTACCGTCTTTCACGGCGGTGCCTGTTAAAGAGGATCAATTTCTTCACTTAATCACCTGGCCTTCTGTTTATGGTCGTTCAGCAGATCCCCTTTCACCTCGTAATAAGCGTAGCGGCTGCTCTGTCGGACGGGCTTGTCCACGTCTACATACTTTTTAAGCTTGTAGGCATACACGCCCACTTCGCGGATTTTTACCTTAAACCTCGTCCAGGTCTCGCCATCCCGGATAAATATTTTTGTCTCCATTAAACTCACCTTCTTTCACAAGAATATTAATATTATTTACATCATTATGAATATACTTTTATATTACCTTGTACTATGATATATTGCTTATATTACAAGGAGGTAACTTATATGAACTTTAAATTCTTATTACTCGCAACTTTATGCACTATTGTGCTATCAGCTTGTGGAACTCAATCTCCGTCTAACACAAATTTAGATTCATCTTCCGATCCCGAAACAACAACAGAGTCAAACAATTCGAACGGTACAGAAGCATCAACTTTCTCACAAGCAACCACAAAAACGTCCGTTTCTGAAACTGTATTTGAAAAAAATGATAAAAACACAGTTGATTTTAAAACGCTTATGGAATTAATAGGAAAATCTGACTCTAATGTAGTTTCTGTACTTGGTGAAGGCGATCCTTTAACCAACGATGATTCTGTACTATTAAATCGTGATTATACGTTATCGTTGTTCAATGAAGATGTTTCTGTTTCGTTAGCTTTCAATTTGTATCAACATAAAGCTAACTTATTAGACCAATGTACTATCTATCTAACTAAACCCGATTTAGATGGCTATAAAAAAATTCTGGTAGGTTTACTCGGCACCCCCTCCGAAACATATGAGAAATCATATTTTTTTGAAACCAGCACTGCTACTGTTTTGCTCGCAGATCCCTTTGATGATGTTCCTTATATTGAAATTTCTCCAAACAAAATTGATTAGTTCAAAAACCATAGGCGGCCTACTGTTACAGAAGGCTGCTGTTTTCTATTCTCTAAAAAAGCCTGAAACATTAATTTCTTTTGCCAAAATAAACGCCGTACGCGCCACATTTCTCAGATTATCTGTAATCAATGCCTTGTTGGGATTTCGATGCGATCGCGTATATACACACCATGCATCGAAATCCTCGTCATAATCCGGCTCTTTTTCCTTGTACAGTTCCGCATATTCAACCTCTTCCCGCGCCACTGCCAAACACAGTTCCATATATTTAATCTTCTGACCGTTATTCATCTTGCTTCTCCTTCTCTCACTAATATACTTCTCTTTCGAGCCATTCCAGGGTATCTACTGCCTTATCCGTCCGATATGTTACAACGTCCAGATCGTCCCGATATAGTTTTGCATCTACCCGGACCAGAAAGCACGCAAGTTCCTCGTCTGTCATCGTTCTAATGCGATCCGCATTTTTCATGGTTTTCCTCCTTCTGGAAGCTTCATGCTATTTCCACGGCATATATTTACGTAAATCCGGCGGTATCTGAATCACTGTCACCAGAGTGCTTTCTGCGAATATATAAGCCTTGTCTCCATAGAGACGGATATTATCAGCCGTCCTGTTGTAGAAATACAGGCTCGTTACCCATTTATTCAGCCGCCCTCTGGTGTCTGAATGCCTTATACCGTCCGTAAACGCTTTATCTGCCATACGCTGAGCAGACCGCTTATTTAGTCCACAGTGCTCCTTTAAACGCCTTACCGCGTGCTTTGATACGGTTACCATTCAACCTTACCGCCTCCCGTCTGCTTCCTTAAGGATCTCTTTCAGATCACTGATGCAAAGCCGAATCTCCCGTGTCTTATCGACGCCAAGTTCGACATAGTTATCGTCCAATGCGCTCTCCAGATATTTACGATGTCCATAAGAGTAATCCCCGGATCGTGTTTCTTAAAAAGGATCCCCTCCTCAGTGGCACATACTTCCAGTGGAGTACCTTCCTGCAACCCCAAACTCTTTCTCATGTCACGCGGCACTACTACGCGCCCCAGATCGTCAATTCGTCTTATAACCCCAGTATCTTTCATACTTCTGCCTCCTCCTTAATTTTCCCTGATCCCATCAAATATCCGAGATAAAATACGTACTTCATACCAGTGTTCACCAGACATTCGTGCATATCGCGGTCTCTGTCAATCTCCCGGCCAGTATCGTTTATACAGGATACAAGGTAATCGTCCATCGGATCCGGTATTTTGTCGTCTACGATTGCATTTATTTCCGCTTTAATTACTGGGAGAATTTTTTTTGCCTTCTCCTGCGCCTTCTCTGTTTCTCTCTTTTTCATGCGGTCTTTATGAGCCTCTGTCAGTATGTGCCATACGTTCCAGCCATACGCTTCGTAGACATATTCCACATCATCAGCTATTGGACAATCCATATCGCCGATATACCATGTTGGCCAGGAAACAATATCTACAAACTTTTTCACGTCGCTTTCTGGTACTGTTCTATTCACATACAAAATCTGCCATTTTGCATCGTACATCACAACAAAATCCCACTGCGCCGTGTGATATTTATGATTAAGCAGCCAATACAGGACCGGAGGCAGTTGCGCCGGCGCGATTATTTTAACTTCAATATCCTTCAACATAGCACTTCTCCTATTCTCTTATCGTCTCGTAACGGTTCTTCCGGCTGTTGTATTTCACGGCAACCAATGAGCCGCAGTTGATACAGTTTGCATCGAACATCTCCTCTTTGAGGTTCGTCATATAGCGCGTATAAAGCCCACACTCGCAGTATATACGCATTACCTTAAGTGGCTCCGTAAAGAAGGTTCTCGCCCCACAGCAGGGGCATATGGAACCGTTAATCCTCTCTCTGGTGCAGAAAGCATGAACCTCTCCACACTTCCTGCACTTTATGTATAAGAATCCTTTATAGCCCTTGGGTTCTGCTGCCGTTTCCGGCTTTAAAATTTTACTCATCATCACCACTGTCCTCCTCGCCCTGTTGCGATCTCGCAATGGATTCTTCCTGATCCTGGAGGAGCAGCTCCGCCGTATCCCGGTCACACCCCGCATCGTCCATCAGGTCATATAATTTAAGTTCACGTGCCACATCATCAGTGGATTCCATTCTCTCCCGTATCCGCCTGCAGATAAGCCGGATTGTAACAACTTCATCATTCTTCGCATATTTCAGCATGGATTCCGACATTCTAAAGTCATCACTCATTACCATAAGAAGCGGATCCTCGCACGCCTTTAATCTTTTGTTTTCCTCGCTGAGTTCTAAAATCTCCTCCATAGCTCCGTCATAGCTTTCTAACATACGGTTATATCTTTCTTCCGGAACCATAATCATCTTCATTTTTTGCATTCTGTTGCCTCCTTCTTACACTGTTCTGCTTTCGCCGCCCTCTGTCCCTGCATATACCCAAGGCGGAAGAACATTAGCCCACATTCGAAACCGCTCTCATAATGATCGACAAGCTCAACAGCCTGATCGTAACTGATAGAGAATCTAGCGGGGACTCTGATTTCTTTCGCTTTCTGAACTGCATTTTTCTTTATCATATGGCAGCCCTCGCTTTTCTCCTGCTTCTTCTGGATTACTAAATCAACTAAGGTACTACCCATAAAAATCACGCTCTCTGGCATTGCCATGCATTCCATCTCTGACAGCCACCATGCCTTAAACCACAGTAATTCACCTATATCCATCTGGCCTAAAACATGGATTAATTCTATAACCAGTTTGCCGAATTCTTTATCTTTTTTCATATAAACCTCTTTTCATCTGACCACGGAAATGCTATACTGCAATTGTGAGATTGCGTATAGCCTCCGGGCCGTACTGTCCTTAGCTAATTTGCGGTTAGCTGAGGACTTTTTTAATTGTTTCCCATCTCTGTATCACACTCATTTACCTTCTTCCCAGCCTCTGTTTCCTCCCCGGATAAGTACTCGATCAGCGTGTCCAGATTAATCAATATCTTCCGGCCAGATCGCACCACCGGTATTTCTCCCCGGTTTACCATCTGCCTGATACACCATTCACCGACACTGCTTCCCGGATCCTGCTCTTTAAAGTAAGCCGCGCATTGCTGGATTGTCCGCATCCGTGGTATTCCTGCCATGGGCTTCACGCTCCTTTCAGATTTCACCCCTGTTAATCTTCCCGATCTCCAACTGCATATTGATGGGTGGCTGCCAGCGGTTAATATAGGCCAGAGCTTCGTCGAATCTTATCTTCGGCAGATTCGCATATGCATTGATATCAAAATAATCATCAAAGTCATGCCAGAATCTTGAGAAACACTGACTACTCATTTTTGAGTTATCCGCATAACGATAGCGATAAGCTGGGGCGTTCTTACCTCCCAGAGCATTGACTACCACCTCATTACCGAAATTCTTAATCTGCTTCTGCTGCCCGTAATCAATCGTCATGGTATTCTCCAGATAGTCCACTCGCTCCTCTACGCCGTCCAGGCGTTCACCCTGCTTGTCCAGCATGCCTAACTGGATACGCATCATCTCTTCCTCTGTCAGACGCCTCCGCTGTTCTCTTTCCTCTCGCAACGCGAAATATTCGTCAATCAGTTTATCGTGAATCTTCCATGCCAGATCAGTATCCATAATCTTAATCAGCTTTGCATAACCGCGTTCTGATAATATGTAGATATGCTCGGCTTTGGAAATCTGCATCTGTGTATATCCAAGTGTTTCTAAAAATTGTTGCTTGTCTGGTAAGCAACTTTTTAAATTAATAAAATCTGTGCCTTCCGTAAAACGCTTGATGTTATCTGTAATTCTCGCTCTGACATTGCGCACTTCCATTCTGTGTATCTCTGCAATGGTCTTATCTGAAATACACTTCTTGCCCTCTCCAAACCCTCCAAGCACTACCGGGATATTCCATCCCATAAAATTCTGTCTTCCTGCTACTCTGATCTCATTCATCCGTATTTACCTCCATCTTAATCTTGTACTGTTTCCTGTCTTTTCTTTCTTTATAAAATTCATTGTGCGGACTGCTTTCAAAACAGTGAAGATGTAAATCATCGATCGCGTCCATCCAGTTAAAGAAAAAGAATGTCAGATCGTCATTTACATATTCCCACAGCAGATCAGCAGCATCCATCTCAGTTCCAATGGGTTTATCCGGTTCAAGGCGCTCAATTGCTTCCCTTACATAGAAATAATCCTTTACTCCCCATCTTTCACCATCGTATTCCTTCTTTATAGGAAACATTTGCACTAACTCCTCCGGCGTTAATTTGCCTAATGCTGCCATAATCTGGCTGCACTCCCGATAGACCGCTTCTATACGTTCGCACGACTTTACCCGAGATTTAGGACGCTTTTTGAAATACTCTTTCCCCATCGCCTTAACGCCTAAAAACGCATACTTCGCTAATTCATCACCGCACAGTTTGTCATGTTTGATTGCTCTTCTGTGGGCTTCGCAAAACTTCTTAAAGGCTTTCCGGTACTTGCCAGGCGATAAAGCAATGCTTAATGGATCAGAGTCTTTCAATATATTCCATGAGTATTTCAGGATCCCCGGAAGTGAATAGAATGGAATATCCAGCCCGGTTATTACCATTTTCATTACACATAGACGATCCATAACTGGCCGAAAATGACTTATGATATTCCGAGCCTTTAACTCATATGAAATCAACTCGGCCATATCGCTTTCGTCTTTATCTAACTTCTCCAATGCCTCCTTGCGAACCCTGCGTAATTCTTTCTTACCCCATTTTCGAAGGGAATACAGCAGGTTGTTATCGAGGACAGCACCATCTTCCACAACCTTGAATCCGTTTATGATTTCCCGTAGACGCTCCGGCTCAATGAAGCCCTCCAAAATACCGCTACAAGACTCCAATCCTTCCGAGTCCATTTCGATATCGTCAGATTCTGGTAAATAGTCCAGTATTACATGTTCATTATCAATAAGATCAGCGTCAACGATACGGTTAAAACAGGAGGGTGCAAATAATTTCACTCCTGCATTTTCAAGCATTCTTTCCATGCTTGCCATAGGGGGCGTTATATTCCGCCTGTTCTTAATATGCTCAATCAGTACCTTTTTTCTTTCTGTGTTCATTTTTCTTTTTCCTCTCTTTTTAATTCTGCTACGCTCTTGCACAGCGGCTTCACAGTTTTTACCGCTTCCGGTTGGTGGCCGGCGTGGGTGGATTTAAATTTCAATGTACAGTTAAATCTCACGGCACTTCCTTATACACAACCGTACAGGTCTTCGGATTGCCTTTGGAGTCAGTATAAGGAATTTTATTCGGATAGTTATTCTCCGCCAACCACAATCTCGCATCTTCCATAACAGAAGGCTTATACTGAACTGTGACGTCCTCGTGGCCGTTCCGGCTGAATGCTGTCGTTACAATCTCACTGTCAGAAATATGCAGCTTCTTAATAATGACGCTGACGGCCTGATTATGAGGCTTATCTTTGGAAGAATATATTCCCAACTCCTTTGCCATCTCCGTGCAGTCGTAAAGCTTCGGCATCGTTTCCTTATCGGTGAGAAGAGGCGCAGTGAGTGAGTATCCAGAATCTTTATATATGTGCTGCATCTCAGCAGCTATATAAATAGGTTCTATTTTTGCGTCCTTATATGCCTCTCTGATGTTTTTCACCATCATGTTGACAGAGGAGAGCGGCGGACGTTTCGTATCTTTCTGTTTCTGTGGAGCAGCTTCTTTCTTGAAATAAGAAGTAACCAACTGCCGCTGAACCTTCCAGGACAAATCATCTGTGAGCGACTTCGTGACCATAAGGTATCCCTGCTCTGTGATAAGTGTAATATCCTCTGTCGCCTGTTTAGAATAAGCCGGATTGAAGTGTGTCCGAAATTCGGACGCGCTTATTTTGAAATAGTCTTCTCCATCAATAAAGCGCTTCTTATTATCATTGAAACGTTTCCTCGCTGTTCCCTCTGGCCTCTCATGGACGGTGTCAATGTCCTTGAATGTGACTACCCTCTGGCCTCTGAACTCTTTTACGGCCACCTCGCTGTTTCCTACTGCTACTATTTGTTTCTGCATCTTTGTTCTCCTTTCTTGTATCTTTTAAAGTTACTTCTTCCGCAAAAAAAATTTCGCATGGATTCGAGATATTCAGTCGATCAATCATCACCTGAATTTCATCACTTCCGAAACGCCCCTGCTTCATTTTGTTATAGAACGTTTTCGGGGATATTCCCAGCATTTTAGCGACCTTGACCTGAGAAAATCCATTTTTGGCAATAATACCTCGTAACTCATTTGTCCGTATCATTATAATCACCTCCATTCCATCGGTAACTCAATAAGTTACCTCGAATTATAGTCTCTCAAAGGTAACTTGTCAAGTTATTTTTTTCTTGACTTGTAACCATTTTGTGATATACTCAAGTTACAGGAGGTGCATCATGAATATAGGAGAAAGAATACGTGGACTGCGCGAAAAGCAGGAAATGACTCAGACGGAACTAGCTGAAAAGATTGGCTCAACAAAACAAACCGTTTATAAATATGAAAATGGTGTCGTCACAAACATTCCTTATGATAAGCTCATTCTATTGGCTAAAGCTCTTGGAACAACTCCTTCCTCTCTCATGGGCTGGGATAAAATTGAGGAGCTATTAACGAAGAATTTACACGCTTAGATAATTTAACAAAGCAGTATATCTTATTATTTGAATTGAACGGATATAAAATAGACGTAGGTGACGAACAGGTTAAGATTACTGATAAACAAAAAACAGCATGCACAGTTACCAAAAAAGATTTTATGTCTATGATTCAATATTGCTATATCGATATAGAGAATAATATGAACAAATTGTTAAGAAGTTACGAGACAACATCGTAATAAATTTTTCTAACACTATATCATTGCTATTTTTATAAGCACAAAAACCGCCCGGTGCTACCAACACCGAACGGCTTTAAATAGATGTAACTATCAACCCATAGGGAAGATGATATACACCCACTATTCAATAATAGTATATCACACTTCCCTTTCTTTCGTACACCCCAAAACAGGCGTTCGAGTTGCGATATCGCAACAAATTGAGAAAGGAAGGTTAATATTATGGCAAGTATACGTCAACGTGGTGATTCCTATCAGGTCACAGTCAGTAATGGCCGCCGCTCCGATGGAACACAAATCATAGAAACAGACACATACACTCCGGAGCCAGGCATGACAAAGCGTCAGATCGAGAAGGCCCTGAATGAATTCGTAGTAGATTTTGAAAGAGATGTCAAGTCCGGCCAGAACGTAAAAGGTAAGCGTATGACCTTTGAACAATTGACGAAGCAGTTCCTCAAAGACACAAAGCCAACTGGCAACGAGGAGCGTGATACTCTCGCCATTACAACATGGTCCAGTTATAAAAGCGATCTTGAGCATCGAATCAATCCACGAATAGGCCACTTGAAAATCATCGACATAATTCCCAAGACATTAAAGGAATACTCTGAATCTCTCCGGCAGGACGGCGCAAGACTGGATGGCAAACCAGGCGGAATGTCAGAATCCACTATTTCAAGAGATTGTGCAGTCATAAGCAGTATCTTGTCTTATGCAGTTGGCGAGGGCCTGTTATCCCTTAACCCTATCATCTATGCCGGACGTCAAAGCAAGGGCCGTAAAGCAAGAAAGAGTACAAGGTGGACTATCTTACCATTGAGCAGGTAAAACGCCTTCTATGGGCCTTAGACAATCCTATACCCATCAAACACAAGGCCCACGATCAAGTAGATGATACAGGAAAGCCATACCATGTCCCAGAATACACTCAGGTGTGGCGGCTTCCGCTAAAGTGGCGGGCGTACTTCTATCTGGCACTATTCGTCGGTGACCGACGTGGTGAGAATATTTCATTTACGTGGGAAGATATTGATCTGGAGACTGGTACGGTTAATATCGATAAATCCACCGCCTATGTCGATAGGCAGATTATACATAAGAGCACGAAGACATATAAATCCCGTTGCCCTATTGTACCTCCGGTTGTTACCGGAATATTAAAGCAATGGAAGGCTGAACAGCAACAGCAAAGTCTCGAGCGCGGCACCGCCTGGATCGGCCGCCATGGGAAAGATTTTGACAAGAACTACATTTTTACACAGGAAAATGGAAAACAGATGCATCCGTCCAGCCCGTACCATCAGTTCAAAAGAATTATAAGGCTATATAATGAAAATATCGCCGAAGATGAAGATCATATGATTCCTCCAAACGCAACGCAACACGATCTTCGGCATACAGCAGCCTCCATATTGATTTCCAATAATATGGATCCTCGATCAGTAGCCGGTGTCCTGGGACACTCTAATGCCAGCACTACGCTTAACATTTATGCATATTTTTTCCAAACGAAAAATCAGGAGGCCGCCGATATTATGGCTGATACGCTTCTGCAATCAAGCACATCATAGCGCTACCAAACAAGTGTTCTGACTAACATTTGACTAACAATGCTACCAAAAGTAGCATTTTGAGACCTCACGAGAACAAATATAAAAATCACAGAATCCGCATAAAACCTAGCTTTTTCAACATTACATCATCACACCTCATGAGACATAATGCGATTTTTAAGATTGGTAGTGAGGAGGTCACGGGTCCGAGTCCCGTCATCAGCTGGTTGAAACCCTTGAATATTCAAGGGTTTTTTTATTTTGTATACCAGATAAGTAAGTGGAATCCCCTCACTGCGCCAACCGCCCTGCATGTCTCCGGTCATTTTAAGAATACAATTCCTGCATCTTCTTCCCTGCTGCCATCCTCTCCCTCATAAATCATAATCGCACTGCATTTCCCCTTCTCCACATCGCTTTTCTTTCCATAAATCATAAGAATAACCCGGCTGGAAGGAACATCGTAATTCAGTTTTCTGTGCAGTCTTAAAATAGTTTCTCCCGATGCGTAGAGCGCAGGCCCAACGGTGTGGCTGACGGCAAGAATTGTCGTCTCCCTGCTGCCGGGCGAACTGAAACTGTACTGGGCTAATATCTCATAATGTGGTATCATTCTGTATAGTGTCACCATCACAATAACCGCTGCTGCAAAACAGGACAATCTCTTCATACGGTACTTCCTCTCCTTTTCGAATAGCGCTGTACCTGTATTTTAATACATCTGTTAAAATATATCTATATAAATACATCTTATTTTCGCACATATATTTGAATATAATATCACTATACGGAAGGAGGCGTTATATGGGGCATATTAATATTAAGCTGGCCGACTTAATCTGTGAAAAGGGCGAAAGCAAGAACAAAGTCTGTTACCACTGTGAAATACAGCGGACTCAGCTGAATAATTACTGCAACAACAAGGTCTCCCGCGTCGACCTTGCCCTGATGGCGAGAGTCTGCAAATATCTGGACTGTGATATCAGCGCAATTCTGGAATATGTAAAAGATGAAGACGAAGAAAACGCTGAAGAACGCAAAGAATCTAAGGCCACGGGAGAAAAGAAAAAGGACTAG